TTTTTTTTTTGGGAAAAACGATTCTGCCTTGAAAAACCCAAATGGGCGATCTCTCCAAGGCGATCATCTTGAAAATAAGACGACTTCACATTAAATCGTCTTATTTAATGTCAGGTCTCGTCCGACCTGGCTTAATGAAATCTTGAATCATTAAGACTTTGGAATCTTATCATTAGGGAGGAATTGAAGACACATGGATAAAGACGCTACAATTATAAAATGGTAGCGTCCTTCAATTACTATAACCGTAGTTAATCTCTACAACTAATAATAAGGAAATTTTTCTAAATTTCATAAATATACCGTACTATATAAATAGTTTATTAAGTATCCCGGTCCGATACACCTTTAAAAAAGGATTAAGTTGGAGTAGCAAGAGTCACTTGACCTAAAGTATCTCCACCTGCTATAGTATTTGGTAAGGTAATACCTTGCCAAAAGAAAAAATTAAAATCATCTCCAATAGCTTTAAATATTAAAAACCCATCTTGACCTCTATAAAAATTTTGATACATACCACTAATACTATATTTATTAGCACCACCAGAATAAATCAAAGCTTCATTAGAATTAGGTGATGTTGACAAATATAATCTATTAGAATAATAAGGAATCTCAACTTCAATAGGCTTATTATTCATCTCCATAGCAGATCCCATCATAGAAGGGAAAGCATCATGTAACTCTCGTTGTGGCGCCTTAATATTTGCTGCGGTAGAAGGAAAAATACCCGTAGTTAAATTTACAGCATAAGTAGCTTTCATAAAATCAGAACTACTTCTATATGATAAATCAGAATATGCAGGTGAAATATCTTTATTAACAGAGTAAATTAATAATGTATCTGAAGGATGAGAAATAATTGGAAATACTTTAACACGAGTAGAACCTCTATATCCCATAAAACAAGCTCCAATAAAACCTAATAAATTAGGTGCAAAAACATGATAATCATGATTACCAAATGTCGCTCCTGATAATGTTGTTGTTGGCAATTGTGGACCTGCTGATAAATAAATTTTAAAAAGTTTAGTCATAAAAGTAGCAGGAGAATCTAATTGTTCAACAGTTGCTGCACCTTCATAAACAAAACGTTTAAGTACTTGTCTAAAAGAAGTAACTTCTTCACCAAAGAAAATAGACGCATCCTCTTCAGAAAATAAATTATAATTTAATTTACATAATGGAACATTAGCCAATTTATGTTTAGCACCCAACTCAACACTTAAAGAAGTTGCTTTTACATTACCATATCCTAAATTATATAAATTATAATTAGTTGGACAATAAACTTTAAAATCAGGACCAGCCCTTACAGAAGTAACAATATCTACAGATGCAGTAGTAGCTGGAGCTAATAAACTTGCTTCAACCCAAATTTGTATAACACCACTTTCACATGCAGGTACTGAAACACCAGTGCCAGAAACTGAAAAAGAATTAGCAGTAATTAAATCAACACCGGTAGGAGATGAACCATAAATTTGAAAATCTTTAACAGTTTCAGCTGAAATATCAACAATACAAGAAGATTGAGTAGTACGAGCAGCTTCACCAGAACTTGCTTCATTAGTTACTGGATGATAAGATATCAATAATCTTCCTTTATGAAAAGTAGAACAAATTATATCAATTCTAAAAATAAGTGATCCACTATAATAAGTAAATGGCAAAGAACAAGCTGAAATAGCAGGTAATTGTTTAGTAGCACCATCTTGTAAAACCATAAAAGGATTTACTGGAAAATTAGCAATTAATGTACCAACAGCATCAGTAGTTGCCCATGTATTATGAGCAATAATTGAATCTATTGAAGCAATTGACATAATTGCCATACTATCTTCACCAGCACCTACCAAATACTTATTACCAACATTAGTTTGTTGAGTTTTTGTTAATGCTAACTTACGAATAGTAGCTTTTTCATCAGTTACTGCCATATTATCAACACTTCGTGATATAACCTGTGATACAGTCATTGTTTCAATTGGACTACTGAAACCAAAAAATGCTGCAACATTACCAACTGTTTTAACAATACCACCAGCAACATTTGCGATACTACCAATAATAGGAACATTTTTTAACTTTTGCACATTCTGTCCAATATTATTAACAACATGAGACAGCTTCTCATTAGTACCAACTTCTTTTGATGTAGAAGTAGCAACAACAGAAGTTGGCATTGATAACATAGAATCAGTTAACCAAACGTAAACATTAATATTAATAGTACCAACCGTACCACCATCTGCTCTAGATAATGTAGAAACAGGAAAATATAATAAATTAGCGGCTAAGGTCGATTCAGCCGATGTTGTAACTAATAAATTAATAAATGGACTTGTTAGAGGTACAACAATTTCACCCCCTATACTATCATGAGCATAAATTCTAACATTAGGTAATTGTGATATACGACATTTAACCAAATTACTAGCAACATCCCAATTGTTAGTTAAGTAAGGTTGAACTGCTAAAACCATCATACCATAATGATAAGGAGTAGAATCAAAAACAAATTTAACATGAATAGTACCTCTCATAAATTTATAATTAATTAATCTTCTTAATATAGGAGTAGCAGCCCTCCAATTAGCAAAGCTTGCTAATCCACCGGCCACTGTAGCATTTGTCCAAGCTATAGTATCAGTTAAAACAGGACGAGCTAACATTTCACGAATTGTCTGCATCTCATAAGATGCATAAATATTCGTATCAGGTAAACCAACTTTTATTTGAACGTTCTCAGATTCAAAATTAGTTTGTGTAGTAGAAGGAGCTTCTTCGGCTGTTAACTCCTGAGAACTAGTTGTTTGTGTATTTGTATTTATATTTAAATTTGTATTATTATTCATTTTTCTTCAATTGCGTATGATGATTAAACATCTAAATAATGATTTTTACAATAGTGCGATTAGAACACTCTTCCTCTCTTGGAGGGAATCCCACGTGTTAACGAACATACGCAGTAAATAAACGGGTATATGTTATTGATAAACATAAAATTCAACTTCCTATACCAAGAAGGATATAATCACAAGACAAGACCACTTGATGGTGAACAGTTTAAAGTCATGTTCAGGACAAAGTGCTAGGTCAACCATTTATCGCCTAGTTGAGGGCCGTACCCTCATGAACTCCAAGTATTAAAATCACCATCTAACCATTTATTAGCATAATATTTACCATCTTGTAAAACAACGGGTAAATCATATTTAATACTAACAAACGTTATAAATCTAGTCATCCTATCAAAAAATTCTTCACCATGTAAAAAAGATTCACGATGAGCATTCTCTAAAGTAGCACAAAATTGCTCATATTTTGTTGTTGTTTTCTTAATATTATACCACAACAACATTTTAAAGATAGAAGTAACTTCAAGTTTAGCAAGTAATACATTACGTTTATTACCATCAATAAAATAAATTGATGGCCAAGAAACAATATGAAAATGTCTTTTAAGAAAAGTAATTGACTCATGCCAAAAATTCTCATAAGATAACACATCCTTTTTATCTGCAGATGTAATTTTAAAACCTAATTCAGCAGCATACATTACAAAATCTTGTAACGTAAATATCTTAGTAAATAACCTATTTAAACAAATTAATAAATCATCACCAAAATCAACAACACGAATTTTAATTAAATAAATTTTACTTAAGCTTAAACATCTACGATAAACACAATATCTAATAATAAAATCAGTAACTAAACAATTTACTAATGTAGTATCACCTTTACCAGATTTATTCATTAAAGCAACAGAATAAACATCATTCTTGCTAATATTAACAACATCAGCCAATAATAAATGACGAAACATTGCTTGTTGTATGTTATCGTCACACATCGAACAAAATAAAAGATATATAACACAATTAACATAATAAAAAATAGTTCTCATACGTGTATCAAAATCTTTGTTATCGCCAGCAAAAAATAAAGGATCACCAACCTCACTCAAATATATAATCATCTTTTTAACATCAGAAGATGTAGCATTAAAACCTAAAGCACTGCCACAAAACCAAGCATTATCATTTAAATTAGCAATAATCATCGAAGTAAATTTTCTCATAACAATGGTATAAGGTAAAGAAAAACAATTAACTACACGAGATTGAGCTGATGCAATTTTAGAAACTTTACGAACCTCATCAGCTTTATAAAAATCTTTAACAACTGATATTGGCACATTAAATCCATCTATTAAAGATTTTTCCAATTTATCAATATCTTCTTGTAATACAATACCTGGAATATGACCATTATCATATCCTGGTTCATCAAATGGTATTAAATAATTTTTAATAGTACCACGACGACCAAAACCAGGTGATGAATTCTTATTCATAGCTTTAATGCGATGAGTATGTAAACCATTAATAGCTTGATATGTAGTTAATGGTTTATGTAAAACGTTACGAATATACGAAAATTGATTTATATATGATTCAATAACAACTTCACAAGCATTAATATCCAAGAACATATCTGTAGCCATCATCATACGTTCCAATCTTGAACCGAAACAATCAATTGGATAATCTAAATATTCATTAGGACCAAATCTTTTACCTGAAGCAGGAGCAAATTCAGGTATATTAAAATCTGAAAATTCCTCCAAAACATCTAAATAATAATCCGTTTTAGCCATTAAAGGTTTCTCATTAGATCCCATATGATCTAACAAAGTTCCATAAACTTCACCAGGAAATGGAAAATATTTAACATAATCAACTTTAATATATTTAGGAATCTTATAAAAATCAGATTGGGTTGATAATTTAGATAATCTACCATTAAATGTATCTGATAAACACATCGCTATATTAGCTGGTCCTAACAATGATGGACTTTTAAAATCTTCTATATATAAACATTGAACAAAAGAAATAGAATTATTAGACGCTACAGCAGTACCAACCCATATAGGAGACTCTTGATAATTAATTATTAAACCACCACCAGACATACCAGGAGTTATAGGTACATTTAAAATAAAATACTCACTAATATAATAAGTTGTTAAATCTTCGGAAACATAAGATATTTTTGAATTTTTAACATAAGTAGCTCTACATAATATTAACTTAGGTTCTTTATTAATATTATCCTTTAAATTATCGAGCTCAGCTACAACCAAAATTGCATCATAAGGATATGATGAGTAAATTATTTTAGATTTAACCGGTAACATACCCAATATAGAAGTAAATCTTAAATCAGAATGATTTGGTATATCATAAATAACAGCATCCTTCTCTAATGGTAGCATACCTAATCCTCTTGTTACATTAGTAGGTGTTAAACTAGTAATAGGTTTCATCATTGTTTCCATAAAAGTTAAACGGTATGAATGAGACATTTTAATGCCATGACGAACACCAATACAAGATTTATTATCAAATATAATCCCAGTTAAATATTTAGGAGTATCATCTTTATCAATGTTATCTTGCAATGCTATTAAAAAAGTATTTTGTTTTAAAAATTGAACACCTTGAACAAATGTAATACTACCACTCATATTGCTTAAACGATCATGTTTAGCTTTATAATCCATAACAAAATAAGAGTTATTTAATTTAAACTCATTTTTAACATCAGATGTTTTACTAACAATTTCCTTTAAATAATTATCAGGAACGTCTCCATTAAAAATAGTAGCAACATTATCTTCTTTATTAAAATAATCATAAATATATTTAACCCCAACAGTCGTTATCAATCCACCAACAATATAATAATAAGGCGGTAGAGATAACCAATCATTCCAAATATTACATTTAAAACGATCCTTAATAATTTGTTTTATAGACAATGATTTACCATATATATGAGTATGGATAAAATCTAATTCTCGTTTATGTTTCCAATAATACCATAAACAATAACACGTTGCATATATGTCATATAAAACATCATATATATAATAATATATTATAAATGGAGATATTGTTATAACATCAAATTTAACTTGATGTTTAAAATTAATATCTAATCCTTTATGAATACCAGTAATAGGACATTCACATCCAATTAAATTGTGTGGACAAGTTTTAAATTTATCATAACCACGTAATTTAACATTATCCATACGTTTTATATTAGCTTCTTGTTTAAAAGCAATACGAGCAACAATATATTGAATTAATTCAGTAACAGTAGTAAACTTATGTGTAACCTTTGCAATAGCATTAGCACGATCAATAGTTATATCTTGAACAGTAAATATCCAATAATTATCATGTTCAACATCTAAAGTTTTTTCAATATCGAACATATTATTAGTAGCAAACTCGGGTTTTAACTCGACATGAATCGCTTTAAAACGACGATAAACAGAGTTAGGATCAACGTCCATAAAACTAATATCCTGAACTGTACTAAACGCTAACATATCTTGGTTAGTAGTTAACATAACATAAACATGATTAGAATACTGTTTTCCTTTATCTTCTAGTGCTCCTTTATTAAAACAAAAAGGAGCACTATTAACCAATAATTTTAAAATATCAATATCATTTGGAACAGTAGTCGGAATTAAACCACGAGGTTTATTTAAAAATTCATCTAACATAATCATAATTTGACCAGGATTTAATGTACTTTGAAATTTATCATTACGACTAAAAATCCCAAAAGTTTCCGGACCCCATTCAAGTTTTAAATATGAACAGAGAGCAGCATGAATTATATTTTTAAGTTGAGATTTACCAATACCACCGGCACCCCAAAAACAATCACATACTGCTTCACAAGCATTTAATAAACTTTCAGTAACATATTCAGCTTCATCCAATTTTGAAGTAATGTTAGCTATTGCATTAATAACAGAATTCTTCTCTGCACCAAATAAAGTAGCTTGCTTAGAAATCAATTGTAATTTCATATAATTCATTTGTCTAATCCAATTAGCTTTATTATACTCACCATCTATATAACCAGGATTATCTAATAAAGATCTAACACGAATTAATAAACGATCAACAGATGATAATAAACTATCTGGATCAAAAGTACCTGTTTGTATTTAATATGTTTAAAAATTATTTACAAACAGGTACTTTTGATCCAGATAGTTTATTATCATCTGTT